GATGCTCTGACACGTGCCACTAAAGACCTTGATCCTATAGGTACTGAGGGACAAGTGGTGAGTGGTAGAAAGTTATGGGGAACACCGTGATATCGCCGAAAGACCCGATCTACACTGAGGTAGCTTCTGGTGCTCAGAGCGTACTCAACGGCCTCAAGCCCTTTGAAGAGAACATCAGTAAGTTGAGAATAAACATCAGCACAATGGAGAACTCGAACGTAGATGGGGACGGTAATTCGATATCTATGAAGAAGAAGAGAGATATAATTGATGCGTTGAAGCTGGAGATTTCCAGCGAGAAGGCTAAAGAACTGATCGTTCTCAAGATGTACGAGCGTAAAGTATCAGAGGTTCTGTCCTAAATAGGCTCGGTCGAAATATCACTGTGAACTTAACTGGCTTTAGTGCTAGGAGCAATCTTCCCTAGTATTGTAGTAGTAGCGCCTACTGACTCAAGGTGCTTAGTCCCCCTATATATCTTCCCTCTAGTGCCTTTGATTTCAAAGGTTTGTATCAGTCCTGCCTCGTGCATAACAGTCATCAATAGATTGAACTCCTTGGAGTCTATCTTATGGCGTACAGACTTGTACAGGTTGTTATGCCGAATGCCGTTCATGCCTGCTTTAACCAGTTCCTGACGCACCTTGTCTATCCCGTCACCTAGTCGCAGTCCGATGCTGTCAACGCTACCTCCTCCGAACAGTTCAAAGGCTTCACACTTAACGTCATTGATAACTTTAATTGCAGTATTAATGTGTCGTCTTGAGATTTGGAATGATCGGTCGTTGATGGCAAGACATCCTGCCAGTCTGAGTACGTGATCGTCTTCTCTTGACTCGAATGACCCTCTGAAAGGGTCTTTATGAGCATGTCTTGTACGGTACCAACTAGTATATCGTTCAAGTCCAGATTTACTCGGTTGAATGCCATTAATATCGCGTGCCTCGCGTACAATCTGATTAAGTTCCACAACAATAGACTCGGTACTGTAGTCTCTATCTGCTGGCCAGGGTATAGATCGCTTACGGGACTTCGCAGCAACGAATATAACTCTGCTTGTGAAGCCTCCTTCAATAACTTGGGGATTAATCGCAGTGATAAGCCAAGAAGGCGTGGATGCCGAAAGCATGCAAACGTAGCATTTTCTAACTTCTCGTGTAAGTCCATCAATGGTACCTCCTCCGTCTACGAATTCGGGACAGTCGTACAAGTCGGTGAGTAGTGCAGGCATGTTAACCATGTAGCCTTCTCTCCCCAGTAGAGTCACTAGCTCAGGTGGAACGATGAAACACTCCGCACTCCCTTTAGCACGAGATTGTGCAGCAAGCTTGTGCATTAGTCCTTCTGGTGGTAGCTTGTTGTTAATGATAAAGGTATCTCCGACCTCTTTGACTAATTCAGTGATGGCTCGGACGGCTGTGGACTTACGTGTCGTACCGCTCTCTGATGCGAATATGATATACCAATTGAACCTGACCGGAGTACGTGGTCTGTCTACGAATACTTCTCTACCGCAACAAGCTCCTATAGCCCACACAGCAGCCCAAAAGTCATAGGCGTAGGGAGTCTCTAGATAGGACATATGCCTCATGTACTGTCCTATAAAAGAGTCCTCGGGTGCGAGGTTCTTATAGTTCATTAGCGATCCTTAAAGCTTGTCCTCTTTAAAGTCCATACTCAGAGAGCCTATCTATCGACGTTGAATGATAGAAGACTTTTTTACCTCCAAGCTTAGCCCACATTATCTCTTTTCTTGTTGACTCTCCGACGTATCCAGCCACGTCAAGAACGTATATCGCATCACTGTTGTCGATCTTCTTGAAATGGATTAAGTCGAGTTGTTCTTTCTGAACGCTTGTAGGCTTGAAGTCGCCTTTTACAGACGTTGCCACCGAGTAGACGATGTGTCCTCTTAGAGTTAACTTAACGTTCATATCGTGGAAGACGTCTATAAACTTAGTAGAACCACATAACGTAATTCTCATTTTAGTGTCCTTTCGCTTCAGCTTCGATCTACTGCAATGTTGACCATCTATGAATTCCCTTCTCATCAGGAACGCTGTGTTTAAACTCTGTAGGTATAACAACTTCTGTGCCTCTGATAATGATAGGCTGTTCAGCGTACTTCTTCATTATCTGTTTTACAATCTCTCTGTCCTCAGGTAGATGGATAGCAATTAAAGCATCATGGATGTTGAGTATGATCGCTGCTGTACTCGGCCACTGTGGGTCTTCGTAGCACAGGTAGATAACGGATGAGACTTTATCTCCGATAGTGGACTGAGGGACAAAGGCGATAATGCTGTCTAGACTGTCTTCAGCAATCCGCTCTAGGAATATAAGGCGTCTACCGAGTGGAGTAAACAACATTCTATCTGTTGTGGCGGCACTGACAGTGTCGGCCCATGCTTGTTGTATCTCTGGGAATGCTCGATGGTATGCACTGTACGCTTCTTGTGCTTGAGTGAACGGAACTCCACATTCCTCGCCAAGTCTTTGCGCTTGCATTCTATAATTAAGACCATGTACGCATTTTTTACCGAGGAACCTCCTAGTAACTGTTCCGTCTACTTCTCTATCATAAGTTGGTATTTCATCATAATCGACCTTGAAGATCCGCGCTGCATTACTTCTATGTACATCAAGACTTTCGTCCTCATTAGCCCTTTCGAACGTATCAATAAGCCCTTGAACGCCCCACTGGTAAGCAACGACTCGCGCTTCCGCTTGACTAAGATCGAAGTATGTGAATTCGTATCCATCGTCTGCAATGAACATTGGATAGGCTCGTTCAGGTTGGTTCTGCAAGTTAGTACCACTACCCCACATTACTTCTGAGCTGCTTAATCTTCCAGGTGCTTGTTGGGTACCGAATTGTTTCCATTCGCACCTAAAGCGTCCGTCAGAGTCTATTGTTGAGGATACGTACGTAGAGTGAAACTTGTGCTCCTGTTTATACTTGTCTAGGATATTGAGCATGTTCACAGCCTCGGGACTTGTCCGTGGATGTGCTCTCATCCTTTCTCTGTTAGCTTTGTTCGTGGAAGTTCCTCTACCTATGAGTCCCAGTGTCGTATAGAACAAGTCACTAAGTTGTGGCGAAGACCTTGGATTGATAGTAAGCTCTTGATTACCTGTACAGACACGAACTGCTTCTTGAAATTCTTTCTCTCTCTCTACAAGTTCTTCTCCTAAATCTTCAGCGAGCTTATCTTTGAGAGCTACGTCTGCTTTGATACCTCCCACAGTCATTCGCACTAGATACGGTAGTAAATGCATGACGTGGTCGAAGAAGAACTTATCCATCTCTTGCGCTTTAAGCTCTTTAAGCTCTGCAATCTGTACTGCCTTAGTGATCGCGCAGTCCTTGACATTGTATCTCCAAAACTGGTCTATGTCTCCTCCTTCTTTCCAAGTCTTTCCTTCATCCTTGTAGTAGGGATGCGTCGTGTACTGCGAGGTAAGAAAGCCAAGTTTGTGAGGCATTTGTGGATAGAGAGTGTGGTGCCCAAGAAGTGTATCAAACCAGATATTCGGTACATATATCCTGTCTTTATAGCCTAGCCAATACGAGTCAAAGCTGCCTGACTGAGCAATGAACTTCCTATCTGAAGCAGTGAACAATCGCTGAAGAGCTCGATAGATTTCTCTGTCTTCTCGCAGCTCGTACCTGTTGCTATTAGTATCGCGGAAGTTAATGCAGTAACCTTCGTGAGGATCATCAGCGAAGCCTACACAAGCGGTTTCACCTGATAGTGTCTCGATATCAAATGCTATAGGCTCTTTAGTGTGTTCGAAGTAATCAATCCATTCAAGAGCTTCCTTGAACGTTGGATTGATGTTCTCTTTAATCTTGTGTTCCCTGAAAGTACCTTTCATCACCATGTCGAGTTTCTTCATATCGAACTTGTAGATAGGTTCTAGTGACTTGCTCCACAGGATAGCGGCAGGATTATAGTTAACAATCACTTTGACTTCTCTACGAGAGCGGCCTACGACGGCCTTGATCACAGACCCTCGCCATAGACTTATCTTGCGCTCGTTGAGTAGTGCCTTCAAGGCAATGTTGCCAAGGATCAATACGTACTTTAAGTTAGGGAGTTGATCTAGCTCCCAGTCAAGTAGCCCCTCCCAATGTTCAAGCTCTGGTTTCTTAATCGGTATTCTGGCGTCGCTCTTGTGAGAGATCGTAATCTTCCTCTTACAGACATTGGTGGTGTAGACGTTAGTTCGCGTGATGCCATAGCCAGCAAGACAGTCCCAGAGTAGTCGCCCTGCTGGTCCGACCATCGGCATCTTCATTGCGGCTTCTTGTTCGCCAACACCCTCGGCAATGATAGCAAGCTCACTGTTGATATCACCAGCACCTAGGCAATCTATCTGCAGACCAATAGTCCTTGCTTTTTTAGAGAACTCGCTTATTAGCTGTTGCTCAGTGAGTGCAGTTGCCATGCGTCGATCACCTTCTTTATTTGCTCTTCAAATAGATCGAGGTCGTACTTGTTGTGGATGTTGTACTGATTAGCTTTTGGTATATCGGGAGCGTCGATATAGTTTCTAGAGTCTTTCGAGAAGTCACAACCGTCTCGTTTCAGGTACAAAAGAAACGTGTTCTCGCCACCGAGCTTTTGTGTTAGAGGGACTATCTCTTCATCGAACCCTATATCATTAATGATAATGTACCTAGCCATCATATTGTCGATAGCATGAGCGGCTACTTTGCCTAGGAAGTCGTAGCCAAAGTTCGGCTTGCACACTGACTCCGACAAGAAAATCTGTATCTCGCGAGGAGATGCTCCTCCCATTATTTCCTGAGGTTCGTCCTTATGTTCCTCAAGCATATCGTGTAAGTCCGAGCCTCTTAGCTGAAACAGTCCTGCAAATGCATCTTTGAGCGGCTTGCTTATCTTGTAGACAGCCGCATTAGACAAATGCTTCTTGAAGAAGTTCCCCGCTGTATCCTTGCCACTGCGCGGAGGTCCGTTAATTAAAAGTAACCTTTTCATCTGGTCCCTCTATTTGTAAGATCTCAAGGTTCTCATCCAACTCATTGAGAGCAACGCTTAGAACACTACAGACTTCATAAGCGTCTTCTATATTGTAGAGTCCGTAAACAACCACTCTTACGGCGTACTTCTTCGACTCATCCTCTTTCTCGTTTACACCCACAGATAAATTGGCTCCTTCAATGTCCATGTTAGCTTCCTTTCTTGTACAAACTAATAGACAAGCTCTTCTGGTCGGTTATGATAGTGACTTTATTTTTTGCTCGGGAGATGCCGGTGTAGAAGTTCTTTCTGCTAAGCTGCCATGAACGCGATCTGTTCATTACATAGCATATCTCATCGTACTCGCTGCCTTGTGCTTTGTGCGTCGTGATAACGTATGCAAGGTCTAAATCTTTTTGTGGGTTGATGTAGTAGGCTCCGCGCTTACCCTCCATTTCAAGGTTGTTCGGAATAGTAACGACTTTGTCCCCGAAGTCAATGGTCACACCACCTGAGTCGTCAAACCCGGTGACGATACCTGTCTCTCCGTTGAATATTTCCAATCCATACTGATTGACAGTTTGAATAACTTTGTCTCCTTGGAATATTCTGACGTACTCTTGGTTACTCCACTTATGTCTCTCTAACTCGATCCAGGGGTTTGTGGACGGCTGTAGAAGCCCTTGTATGGTTCCGTTGAGTGCGACTGTTCCTATCCACCCCTGTTTAGTTGGGGACATAATCTGTACAGCAGTGCTTCCGTAGTCAACTCCTGCAGTAAGGTTGTCCATTACGAAGTCTTCTACAGCGTGTACAGGCTCATCAGTTATCTTCATTACGAAGTCTTCTCGTCGTCTTGGCATTAGACCTTGTACTATGCGGTGTCCATTAGAGATAATTGAGCTGTCTTCCGCCTGTCTATGTATACTAGTCAGCCAGGAACCATCGAACTTATCAAGCATCTTCATAAATGGAGAAGGTGCTTGCTTCTCTCGTCTGTGCTGCTCGATTGGTTGGAGCTGATTAGCATCGCCGAACATTCGAATAAGCCCACCATGAGGAAGAGCGTCCAAGAGATTACGGTGAACCTCGGTGTTGACCATTGCGTACTCATCAGCAAGTACGACTGTATAATCAATAGGATTACGACGATCTCTTCTCGGATCAGTTGCGACTAATACCTTGCCAGTGTTTTCGTCTATATCGCCAGGCATAGGATATTCAAGTAGGCGGTGTATCGTACGAGCCTCTATCCCTGTAGCTTCAGTAATCCGCTTCGCAGCTTTTCCAGTGGGAGCGCAAAGAACTACGGACCTTCCACGCTTACGCCATAGACGATGTACGTCCTGCATGATCGTTGTCTTGCCAGTCCCCGCTTCTCCGGTAACTGCAACAACTCGTCTTGTTGGATCGAGGCAACTATCAACGGCAGCTAGTTGGTCGTCGTCGTATTGAAAGTCGTCTCTCTCAATGTCTTTTAAGTCACCTAACCTTAGGGTCATGTACGCCTTCTCCCGCAATGTAGTTTGTTGATCCAGCATCTCTATGCCCTTTCAGTGTGTTGGCTGTTTGTACTATACACCAACGCGAGAAGGCAGCAATTGAGAGCCCAAGTTCGGCTGCTTCGGATTGAACTAGCATGTACTCTTCGTCAGTGCAACGTACGCGTAAGTTGCCGCCGAAGCCTCCTGTGCTTTGGCGGCCTCTGGCACGAGGCATGGGACTAGGAAGTGGTATCCAAATCTTCAGGGGAGGGTCGTATGACATTGGAAGGTTCCTCTAGACGTTTCTGTGCTACTCTATGTGATATAGGTACTACATTGCTATGCCTATGACACGATACCGGGTTTTCTAACTGACTCTGCATACTAATTCCACAGTGTACGCAGAAGCAAGTGGTAAGGTGCCATTCGTGTGTGTAGGTCATAGCACATTTCTGGTTGTGTGTCAAGAGGAAATAACACAAAGAAGTGGCCCGGCGCTGCGTCCAACACCGGGCCTCAAATCCAAAGTCACTGCAATACCGACTTACGTGACTTTATCAACCTTCTTGTAAGTGACTCCGGCATCACCGCTATCCATTGCGGCAAGTGCCACTCCGGCGTCGCGAGTAACCGCATGAATTTCGATCTGACTACGATCAAGGCTCATAGGGTTGCCACTCTCGTCATTCACATGAAGAATGACGTACACCGGACGAGTAAACCCGGCTTTAGGTCCTTTAGTTGCATCAGCCATTTTGTCAATCCCCTTCAAAAGTTGTTGACAGGTTGAAGTTACTACAAGATAGGTTGGCTGTCAACCCCTAATGCGGAGTTGACAGCCAAATTTGTGCACCAATTATGATGCACGGACACGAGATATGACTGCGCGATTGACGCCTTCATACCTTTCGTGATCGACCTCTACGAGAGCTTCCATTCCAAGCCACTCGGAGACATCAATCTTCTTACCAAGCGGAGCACCGATTGCTTCGATGAAACGCCTGGTGCCATAGCGGGCCTGAGGATTGTCTTCAAGAGATACGCGACGAAACGTTATAGTCGCTCCGTCAGGTCCGCCGTCGGTGTAATCAGCCGGGTACTGATCGGCTGAGATATTGAAAGTCACTGCGGCGTAACGAGTTTCCCGCTGTGAAATTCTTACTTCCGTTGCACGGATGATAGCTTCATACTCACCCTTCGGCAACGGGTCGGGAGCTTCCGCTTTGTTGAGATCGACGGAGAACTCTACGACGCTTGATAGTTCGTCTGCCATTGGTACTTCCCTTCGTTGTTGATGTGTCAATAGGAACTGATTATGGTACTGGTATTCCTCCCACTTGTCCAGCCCCAAGACATAGTAGGAGGCTTCATCAAACACACTATATGTTGTTGTGTTCGAGAAACGCTTTGTATCAGGGAGTATTACTTTTAAGGCATGTTCGTTCTAAAGAGTTTTTCTCTGTCAATGAGCCAGTCGGCTATGCGCAGTACTGCATCGTCTCCTGCCTCTAGGTCGTCAAGTTTCCTCGCTGACTCTTGACACACTGACTTAGGTATCCAAGACTCAATCTCTTGATTGTCTATAAGCAGAGCCTTTGCTGTGGTCTTGACTATTGTACATTCGATGGGTGAATACGTAGTATCGCTTCTCATTTTAACGTCCTCTAGTTTGGTAGTGGAATTTTACGTCCGTCATTTTCCATCCACCTGTCGAACCACTCCTCAATCCCTTCGCCTTTCCAGTCTTCTGGATCGAACAGCCATTTGAAGTTATTCTTGCCGCTGCTTATGAACATACGAGACTTCATTGGTCTCTTTAAGACACTGGATCGAATGGTGATCTTCCTCTTCTTACCATCGTCTTCAAGATACCACACCTCAGACAGCTTGATTGGTATTTCAGTCTGTAGATTACCTCCGACGAGCATGGACACAAGCAATTGTCCTGTTACTTCGTCTTTCTGGGGAGCAGCTTCATGTGCTACAAGTACACAGTGAACTCCTGCTGCTCTGGTTATCTCAGTCACTTTGATGATAGCTTGATAGAGATACGTATTTCTCTTACCGTAACCTGCAAGTTGTGGCTGTTCGATAGTTGCTCCTGGTGTCTTATCTACACCATGCAAGAGAGCCTTATCTCTAAACGACGTAACGCTATCGAACACGACTGTCTTTACTTCTGGGTGTTCGGATAGGAACTTCTTTAGTCCAGCACACCCAGAGGACATGAACTGTTCGACTGTAGCTGGTGTCATTGTTTCGTAGTCGGCGATAAGTACTTCTTCTTGGTCCATCAGTGCCGAGGTTCCATCTACATCGAAGTTCATCCACAGGATAGGTCTTGGAGCCGTAGCTGCAAGCGTCGTCTTGCCTGAACCAGCAGGTCCCCATATCACTATAGACATTCTCCGTGGTTGTGTCTTAGGAGTCGTCAGTTTGACGCTTCCAAGGGAGATAGTTGTCTGCTCTTCCGTTTTGGCCATCGTATTCCTCTTGTGTTGCTAACAGTTCAGCAATTAGTATCGCTGCGTCTTTGTTCGGGGAGAAACATGCAATGTCCTCACCTTGGGGTGAGACACGAATGACGACGAATGACCCGTCGCTTGTCTTGGCTATCACGTACTTGACCATAGCTCAAGGGTTGCTCTTGTAACTCCCTTGCCTATGAGAGTTTCTTCGTATATGACCCAGTGGTTTTTATCTTTTAGCCACACACCGATTATATTGATCATGTTCTTATATGTTTTAGTATGACTGAGACCTGCCTTTGTTCGAGTGATTACGATGGCAACGTATTTAGTCTTCATGTAATGGGGACCACTCATCCGTGATCATCTCCTTTAGTATTTGTTGTCTCTCTTCTTTGTCGGCCATACAGTAAGGCACAAATGAACAAGCACGAAAGTAACGATTACATGAGTGAGTATACCGAGGAGCATCATCTAGTGCTTCTCTGTACAGTGAGTCCATCTCCACGGAGTGAATGAACCACTTAGCCCATTGGAGTACATGTGGGTCAGTCTTCCTGTTAACTGTCTCTCTTCTAATAGTCTCCATAGGGTTCTTAGCAATCGGGATTTTCATGCCAGTCACGAGTGCTTGCATACAGTCTACTCCTGCGACTGTAGTGCCTGCTAAACAGTAACCAGTTATTTGGTGAGACAGGAGCCATTGAGATAGCCATGAGTCGTCAAGACGCGACGCGGTCTTGTCTTCTTGGGCTATTAGTAGGTCTTTATTGTAGTGAAGTCCATCCAACTTGCCCGTAAACCGTACAGAACAGAACTTCTCAGTGCTGTGTCTGCCTTCTACGATTTCGTAGTGTAGCTCGACAACTATGTCGAACTCGATCTCAATTCCGATCCGGTCTTCTGTTTCGTAAATCGGGTACTTGTCGAAGTTGTATGCATCGACATAACAGATAAGCCCTTCGGATATATTTGAGATAGTGCGTTTGGTATCGGAGGGATCATCGTAGAAGCCGCAAGTATACAATGACTCCAACACGAAATTGATTGCGTTTGTCCGATCAGTTGCTGACTTACTGAGCTTTGAACGCATCGCATCGAACCGATCTTCTCCGAATATACGTATACCTTCTCTCTCTGCAAGAAGTCCTTTGCCCTTGCTATCAACTTGTCTTGAGTGGTACTGATACCATCTAACAGCAGCGAATCCTTCATGCCCTGCTGATCCAGCTTCCAAGGCCATTGCTCTAGAAGTTCCAGGCATCTTCTTGTGGAGAGAATAACGCAGGACTCCCCAGGTGGGACAAGTGTTAATGTTGGAGAGCTTAGTGTGATCGTACGTAGGTAGATGAGCATCGTCATCAGTCGCCATCCTCATGTTCATGTTGACTAGTTTAAATTGAGACATTACACTTCCTCTATTCTGTACGTCCAGCCGTCGAACTTGAAGACCTTATAGTGTAACATCTGGTCCTCCGTCTTCTCCCTTAATCTTGTTTAGGACTTCCTTCATGTTCTCTCCTATAACAGAGAAGTTAGCAATCAAGTCGATCATTTTGTTTTGCATCTCCGCAAGTGATGTTAACGCTTGATCGTACACAGACATTTGCTCTGCAAGAGCCTCTATGACGTATGAGACTTCTGGGTCGATACGTCCTTTTAGGCGTTCGCGGACTTCTCTAGCTCTCATCAGGGTTCTCCAATAAAGCTATTAATGTAGATGCACCGTGAGATACTTCAGTATAATCAATTGCCTTTTCGAGTGACTCAAAAGGGCCTACAAACTGAAGACCTTCGGTTATAAGGCCAACTACTACGACGTAATCTCCCGATACATTCGGTTCCTCATTCACGGAACTGATTTGCCTAGTAGTCATATCTTCTAGTACCTCTGGAAAGTCGCCAAGGGTTCCAGCTTTTATCGTGCCTTCTGGTAAGGTCTTAGTTCCTTGAATGCTCTGCTCTAGAAGCTTCTCCACCCAATCTCTATTGCCTTCATATGAGATCAGTCGGAGTACTCTTACTTTATCCATGTCTAATCCTCCAATTGCAATCGTAAGGCACGAAGCTTAAGTACTCGCTTCTCTACCTTGTCAATGACCTTGTCGAGCTGTGTCAGCTCTTTCTTACACATTGCCTGTTCGTGATCAAGTACTTTAGTCATTTTCTGTCGTCGAGCTAACTCACGAAGCTGCTCACTCTCTTCGAAGATCCGTACTGAATGAAGGCGTCGGTCTCGTATGTTTAATAGGAAGGCGTCAAGAGTGTTATCATCCATCTCCATGACATTGACTCTATGAGCTGGTGTGTCACCTTTCATCGTAGTATCTCCACTCAATCTCTTTGGGGTCAACTAAGACTCCTCCTGTGACGTCGCCGAACCAACTCCCTATTCGTAACAAGCTGCCTTGTCTGGATGTGTATCCAGTTCTCCAAACTCCTGGCGTATTCTTCTTAAATCGCCAAGCTATGTAAACACCGATAGGAACTGTCATTATCCGTTCAACGTTACTGAGTAGTACACATTGCCCATCCTTGGCCTACTGGCATTCTCAATTGCTTCTTGTATGATAGCCTTATCAATGCCTAGCTTGTTTAGCTGGATTACTAAGTCTTTAGCAGATAGAGTGGAACTGCTTGCGTTGCGGTTCTTAGTGAATGCGAAGATATTATTTTGGAATATAATCCTTCCATCTCCGCTGACCACTTCGACATTGATATCCAATTCTGTGCAGGCGCGATCTAGGCGTTTCTTTGCCTCGTCATAGTCTTTTTTGTATATAGAGTTGAGTCGAGACATAATGAACAGATTGGCCATTGCGTCATGGACTTCTGATTGCTGGACTACCTTAGCATTGTCAACAGTCGAAGCCTGGAAGAGACAATTAAGCTTAAGAAGCGCTGCATCTATAATGTTCGTGACGTCTTTGTGCATTTTACTAGTCACGAATGCTGGTTCATGTGTTCTCATCCCACTTGTCCTCTTAGTCTGGTACGCCATTGAAGGTGACTTGTCTGATCTTGTGCATTTCATCCCATCCGTGACGACGCATGAACTCAGTTACTGCTTCTTGTAACGAATTGCTAGTAACCTTGTCGCCATATTCCGGACCGACTTCGAACTCAAGCTTCATGGAGTCGGCACTTAATTCTCCCGAGGCTCTAATGATTACTCGGAAGTTGGATAGGCTCTCAACGATACGCAGCTGTGATACTACTCTCTTAATCTCTCTCTTGACAGCGCCTTCGAACGATACGATGGCTACTGTCTGATCGCTTGGAGTTTCGTATCCATCCTTCTTCAACATTGAGGCTCGAATGTCTTCTTCGCTTCTTACCAACGTTATATCGTGCTCGCCAACACCAAGTTCGTACCCATTAAGGTCCTTGATAGTGTACAATCCTGATGAGGTATCAAACGCTTTGATGTGGTAGATTGTCCTTGGCTCATCTAAGTCGCTATCCCGCACGACTAGATCGCCTATATTAAACTTTTTCATCTTAGTAAACCCCTTCTAATTGTTGCGGAGTGGCCGGCCGGGGAAGGAAGACCACTCCGCGAGCAGCGTAACTGTGGGAGAGTTCACTACGCTGCTATCTGTTGAAACTCATCCGTACTTAACCACCCACGTATTTGTGTCTCTCTGTTCATTAGTGTGGCGGCAGTGTTGTCGTTGCTTGTGGTTCTAACGGAGAACATTCCTTCGTCGTGTGAACTGTAGAAGGTCGCCGCCGAGTACAGCGCCCATACAGTACGCCCATGTGTGAGGCACTCGATGTGGAACTGCCGCATGAATTGTTCGATGCGACGCTCAGACACATTCGGTACAGCTTCGAAGACTTTTCTTGCTTGTTCATCGGTGATCTCCTTACCTACCCATCCGCGGAATTGATCAGCTTGCTTATAGAAGACACCAACTCCCTTACGAATTCTATCAGCGATACTTGGGATACTAATGCCAGCGGTATGACGTCTAACTATCATGTCGTAGATACCGCTGACCATGCCGTTGAGGCAGAAGAAGTCGATAGCTCCGTGGTACAGCTTGAAGCTCGTAGATCCATCATATCCATTGCCTACGATCACTCGGTAAGCTATCTTACTAGTATTAGTACCAATGTCGGTACTCACTGCCGGGAAGATATACTGTCTAAACAGCATACCTCCGTGATACGATATACTGTCTATTACAGAGACTCCCTCAAGCTCTTCCATAGATAAGCACTCTAAGAAGTTAGCTTCGATAGCTTGACACAAGTCTTTCATCTTAAGTACTTCGTAAGTCTTCTTGACCATGCCGATCTGCTTGGGAGTGTCGTTAAGTAGTCTCACGATGGCTTTATACTCTGGGTTCTCGTACATGTTACCGTCTCTGCCACTAAAGAATACAGGACGTTCATATATCGGGAAGTAAAGTGTTGACTCTTGGGGGAAGATGTGTTCTGGTGTGTGTTCTTGTAGGCTTACTACGTCGCCCATAGTACTTACTCCTTTATTGGATGTATGAGTACGTTGTAGCACATTCTGGCTTGTGTGTCAAGCAAAAAAGTGCTCTGGACTGATAGGACCAGTCCAGAGCTAGTTGTTTAACAGGGAGGATGATTGTGCTCAGAGAGTCACAGTATCTTAACTATTATACACTTACGTATATAGTAGTCAAGTATTACTTTTTGTCAGTTTGTCTCTTCTCTTCTCT